GACGATCTGGGATTCCTGCCAGATGTTCAGCAGGATGTCGACGACACCTTCGATTGTCCAGTTCGCCGGGTCGAGGATTCTCAGGAGGTCAGCGACGTCGATGTTGGTCAGCTGCAACCTGATGAGGTTGGCTGCCATCGTGAGGAGGATCGCGTAGTCGGCCTCAAGGTACAGCATCCACGCTTTCGGCTGCTGGATCAGGCTCAACGGCAGGAACGGATTACCAGCTGTGTAAACGTATTTCAGCTCCTCGATGTCGTCGAGGAACTTGATGGTGACGGTGTCGCCTTCTTTGTCGCGCTTGACGGTGACACCTTCTTTGGGGTTCATCCGGCCGCCGATGCGCGCGCCCATTGTTTCGATGATGACGTGAATGTTCGTGGTGCCGCGGGCGTCCTCATCGAGGGCCCAGAACGCGGCCCAGGTGCGCCGTGGATTGTCGAGGTCGATAGGAAGGGTGAGTTCGAAAGTGCCTGTTTCGTTGACGTTTTGCTCAAGGTGCCCGGAGAGTTCTCCGTAGACGGTTCCGCGGTATATCCAGTCGCCGTCGTAGAGTTTGATGGCGGGCCGGTCGAAGGATCGCTCGACGCGGTATTCGCGGAGCTCGCGGGCCCACGCGGCGAAGTCGTCGTGATCGGTGCCGGTGAATGGCTCGGCGTAGGCGTAGAGCGTCATGTCAGCTCAAGACCTGACTCGGCCGACCAGAATCGGTGCTGCAGTAGGGTTGCTGTTGCGCCGCACGGGCCTTGGCAAATCACGGGCATCATCACCGGGTCATCCTCGGACGCCGTGTATGGCGGCACCATGTACACGGGCTCGACACCGTTGAACAGGCCGGCCGCGTTCGACAGGTCCGCGTTGACGTAGGTGTCCATGTACGGGTCGGACATCACTGAAAGTATCTGCGTAAGTTCAGGTGTCACGATCATCCGCGCCGCATCTGCGCCCGGGTCGCGGCCCCACTTCCGTTCCTGGCCGAAGGAGAAGTCCGGGAACTGCCATTGCTGCGCTGGGTCGAATACCCACTCAAGCCAGAGCGCCTGGTCGGTGGGGTTCCATACGTCGAACCAGCCGGTGTTGGGGTTCGCGACCACCCGGGCGGCGTCATATGCCGCGAACGCCTGCCCGGTGAACAGAGCCACGATGACGTTGCTCAAAGGGCCGGACGCGAACTGCAGCACATGCCCGAAGAACGTGCCCGCGACCGTGACACCATCAGTGCCGACGGTCGAAAGCTGCTCAAGGGCCTGCTGAATCGTCGAGGCCGACGCCAGGAACGAGATCGGCGTTGTGGTTTCCCCGCCGACCGAGATTGTGAAGTTCAGCGTGCCGATGGTGATGGAGAACGCGATCGGTGCCAGCCCGCCGCCGTCGACAGTCAGGTTACCCGGGCAGGTGATCGGGGTTTGGACAGTGAACTGCGCGGGATCACCTGTGACAGTGACGTTCCCGGCACCGAGGTTCGACAGTCCTTCAAGGGCGGTCTGGATCGACGTGATGCTCGAGCCGACTGGGAGTGACGACGTGGTCTGAGTGCCGTTCGCGTCGACGTAGGACAGCGTATACGCGCCGGACTTCGATGAGATGAACACCGTGAAGTTGCCGGGGTTGACCCACGATGCGGTAGTCGCTGGGGATTCGTACATGGGGTTGACCGCCAGCGCGGACACCACGGCGTGGTAGACGTCGTTCAGGTCGGCGTCGAATCCTTCGTCGGTGGTGTACTCAATCTCCTTGGACAGCTTCAGTGTTAGCGACCGAGGGCCCGATGGACCGTCCCAGGTGCACGTCACTTTCTGGAAGTTGTACGGTGTTCCCCACAGGCGTTGGAAACGCGGCCGGCTGGCTTTGGTCAGCCAGAACGGCAGGATCGGTTCACGGATCGGGACTTGCTCGCCGGCGATGCGGCCACCGATTTCGAACGCCCCGGACTGTGTGCGCGTCGTGAAGCCGACGTCGTACATGCCTTTCGGGTCGGTGTCGAGCACGATGTCATCAGCCAGGTAGTCATCGTTCGGCGCGGACACCACAACCGAATCACCGTTCGTCGATGTCAGGGTGATCGTCGATACAGCCATCTAGCTAGAACCTGTCCAGTTTCGCTGCGGCCTTCTGCTGCTCAAGGCGTTGCGACTTCACGAAGGCGTCCTCGGTGTCACGGGCATAGATGTTGTATGTCGGGCCAGGCCGCTGCTGCCCATTGCTGCCCAGGTTTCGCAAACCATTTCCTCCGGGGCTGAGATTCTTGTTCACGACGTCACCGGTACCGCCCATTGGGGACGGCATCGAGCCACCGCCGCCGCCGATGCTGATCCCGCCGATGAGCTGCGAGATGCCCTTCAGCCACCCCGGCGTGCTGGGTACACCGAACACGCCAAGCGCCGACGACACCTGCCCGTCGATGAACGAGCCGGCCGCGGCACCGAGGTTGCCGAGATCACCGAGCGCAGCATTACCGCCCGGCTGCTGGCCGGCGAACTGCCCGGGGATTTGGCCGAGTGCCTGCCCGAAGAATGAGCCAAACCCCGACAGCGACGCCGGAACACCGAGGCTTCCACCACCGAACAGTCCACCGCCGGATCCGATGCCACTGCTGATGGTGCTCGCCCCGCCGCCTCCGGGCGCTGCTGCCGCGCTGGAAGGCAAGCCGCCTATGCCGCCGGCGGGGCCTTCGCCGAACAGCGTCGGCAGGTACATGTGCTGGTCGAACTGCGGGCTGCTGGCACCCGCCGCGCCAGCACCCACGAGGAAGTTGCCGTGCGAGCCACCCGATTCGGCGTTGCGACCGTCCGACAAGGTCATGGCCATGTGGCCGTCATTCGGGCCGGGACCGTGGTCATACCAGCCCACCGAGATCTGCCCCAGGCTACCGAGGCCCTGCTTGAACCCGCGGGCGGCGAGCCAGTCAGCGGCGTTCTTCGTCGACATGAGTCCGGTTTCCGGCAGGCCGAGCGCGCGGTCGATGACGCGCGCCACCGTTCCCGAGCAGTCATAGCGGGTCTGTTGGTTGTACGGCGCACCAACCAGTGACTGTGCTGCGGAAACGTCGGGGCCAGATACGAGGCCGCCACCATCGAATCCAGGAATGCTTTTCATCCAATCCCACAGGGGCGCACCGGAATTCACGGCGTGCAATAGCGGCAGGTTCTTCTGGGTGTCTTCGGCGTTGGTGACGAACTCTTTATTCGAAACGCGGACCATCGCCGGCCAGCCGAGGATCGAATCAGACGTGCCCGAGCCCGGACCCGAAATAAGCCCGCCGCCAGCGTTGCCCGGCATGTCGGGATGCATGAAGCGCGTCATGTCCGGGACCACGCCGGACGGAGGAAGCACGGCGGCCGCAGTCGGCGGCGGAGCCGATCCGGCCGGCAGCAGCGCCGCGAACGGATCCAGTGAGCCCGGCGTCTGGACGTAATGCGTTCCCGGCGGGGCCGGCGGCGTCACGACGAGCGGCGCCGAACCGGGGACCGGAATCACCGGCGCCCCTTCGTGTCCGCGGATCGGACTCTGAAAGCCCTTCGTCGGGTCGGGAGCCTGCGCGATCTGATTCAGTCCCCACGCGACGCCGGCGGCCGCGGCGGCGGCCATCGCGAGCGGGCCGGCGAACTCCGACACGGCGGCCCCGAGCGCGGCGAACTTCCCGCCGTAGCGCTCCGATCCGGACGCGAGCGTTTCGATCATCGAACCGACGCCGGAGATCCCGTCCTTCAGCGCATAGAACTGTGTCTGTAGCGGCGCGACTTCGTTCGCGATCGTCGCTATCGTGCTGCCCGCGCTAGACTGGCCGATCGCGTTGAGCGCGTTCGAGATCCCGTTTAGCCCGCTAGCCGCGTCACCGGACTTCAGCGCGCCAATCGCATCGGACATGTGGCCGAAGCCATCGGTCGCCGCCGACACGCGATCGCGGACATCTTGAACTTTCTCCGCGACGTCCTGGACCCAATGCCCGACCCGGCTATCGCCGATGACCTGGCCGATCTTGCCGCCAACCTTCTTCGCGGCTTCCTGGACGAGATCGTCGACTTCCCAACCGGCATCCCGAACCGCGTCGGTGATGATGTCCTTCAGCGAGTCGCCGACCTTCTTCGTCTTCGACTCGTCGACCTTCGGCTCGATTTTGATCTCGGGCGGCTTCGACTTCTTGACCGAATCCTGAACAGCCTTGTCGACCTTCTTCGCCTCGACCTTCGGCTGAAGCTCAATCTCCGGTGGCTTCGACGACTTCTTAACCGAGTCCTGAACGGCCTTGTCGATCGTCTTCGGGTCGATCTGCGGGTCAATCGTGACCGTGATCGGCTTCCCGGTGATCTCCTTATTGATCGCGTCCGAGACACCCTTGAGACTCGGAATGATCTGCAAGACAGCGTAACCGATTGATTTATCCGCCATGTCCGATCACCTCCTTCGTCCCTGCGCCCGTGCGTTTCTGCGTTTCTGCTGCCGCGCCTTGAGTTCCGCGGCGCGGCGATTCTTCGCGGCGATTGATCTCGTGGTGCGCAGCGGATGATCAAAGTCCTGCGGCAGCGAATTCTTCGGCGAGTTCGCCCGCACTATCGCCACCCACACGTCCGCGAGCAGGTCGTCGGTCAACGACCACACTGGCTGGCCACTGTTCATCGAACGGGCGGTGGCCGACGTCGGGGTAAGCCCTTCGATCAGCGATGTCAGCCTCCTCGGGGATAAGCGCCCGCGGTAGAAGTCGAGGAGGTCTACGTCGTAGTCCCGCAGTAGGTCTGCCTCTATCGCGCCGCCGTGCTCGTCGAGCAGCTCGTAGAGGCCGACTAGTTTCCCTGGGTTGCCGCCCGGATCTTGTCGCCGAGCTCGCGGAGGTCACGAGATCCAGCACCAGCGCCGCGCAGCGCGTTCCACTGTTCCTCGCCGAGCAGCGCTTTGGTGGCGCCGTAATCGTCCCCAGCGCGCGCGGCTTCCATCGCGTCGATCGGCACGTTATGCACCGGCACATGCAGCGTCACGCCGCACTGCTCGATGACCACGCAATCGTCGGCGGCCTCAGCTTCCCGCGCTTTGGCCGCCGACGACTTCGTCTTCTTCGACTCCGAGACAGTTGCCATGTACTTAAGCGACGCTCACAGTGCCGCCGGTACCCGACGCGGACACCGAACCTGGGGATGCGGTGAACACCACCGACAGGCTGCCCGGCGCACCGCCGGAACCGGTGACAGTGGCGCCGGGCGTCGGGAGCGCCTGCACGCTCGCCAGGGCCCGCAACGCGGTCTGCAGGGCCGCCGCGGTCAGCGTCGACAGCGACGGCGTGGTGTTCGCGCCGACCGTCGCGGTGTACGCCGTCACGCCCGTGCCGATGGTGAACGTCTTCGTCACGTCATCGGAGCTCGCGTCGATGCGCTGGAAGACGTCGCCGTTGGCGTCCGCGGTATGGTGGACCGTCATCTCGGCGAACGACAGCTCGCCCTGGATGATGCCGCCGTGCGACTTCAGCTCGAGCAGCGCTGGCCGCAGCTGCACCCAGACGACGGTGGTGTCCTCGTCGACGAAGCGGTACAGCAGGTAGCCCTGCACGTTCTGCGGCTTGCCGATCTTGTTGTCCGATGATCCGGGCAGCACGAACTTCCGGGTGATCGAGTTCCACTCGAGCGCGGTGAAACCGGACTTGAGCTTGCCCTTGAAGAACTTGACGCGGAACGCCGGGTGGCCGAACGCGTCGTATTCCTTGACATCGCCACTCGGGTCGAGCGGAATGCCCTTCTGGTCGTCGATGAGGCCGACTTCTTCCCAGCCGAGTTCGTCGAGGTCGGCGTCGGGGTTGGTGGGCATGTAGGTGGAGATGTCGTCGACGCCTTCCGCCGGCAGGTACCACACCTCTGCCTCGTCTGGAATCGTCGTCAATTCCGGGTTGATGGTTTGGGTCATGGGATTCTTCCCTCCTTCAAGGGATCAAAATGCCCGGCCCAGGGCTTGGGTCGGGGCTGAAGGCGCGGCAGGCCGCGTTTACTGTGTACGGGCACGGGCCCGCACAATGACTGAGGCGAGGTCACCGCCAGTCGACTCATCCCGGGATTCCAATACCCCGGACACCGAACCCGGAACGATCGCCGCGACCCCGGGAATCTTCCCCGCCAACAAGCGCGCTACCGCGGCGTGCACGTACGTGCGGTCCCGTCCCGACGTCCACGACGTCATGCGGATAGCAGTCGTCGTCGACGCCTTCCACACTGTGCCGCCGTCATCGGCGATGACTAGTACGGGATCGGACCCCAGTGTCCAGTCGGCGGGGAATTCCAGCACCACGGACAGCTCTGGGAAATCCGGCGGCAGATCGTTCTTCAGACAATCTTTGATCAGCTGCGGAACGTCGACGGGCGTGAAGGTCATTTCTTGCCTTTGGCCCGGGAGTTGCGTGTCCGACCCTTCCCGCCGGTACGCGGATATTGCACCACCTCGAGCCCCACCGCGGTGGCCGCGCGGCTCAACACACCATCCTTGGCCTGCTGATCGGAAGGCACACGCACGCTCGCCCGGGAACGGTCCGTAACCTTCTGCGTCACGGTCGCGTCCGGGCCGGCCGCCGCCGCGACCTTCGCCGCGATCTCTCCAACCAGCTCGGCCGCGGTCTCCTTGAGCACCTCGGCGCCGCCGGCCAAGTCCAAGTGGAACCCGATTTCGCTGCTCGTCATCCCATACCCGCCGAACAGGCCACTTCGAGGCCACCCTGGCCATTCATCTCCCAGACGTTGACGACGATCCGGTACCGCGTGTCCCGCACGGTGAGCTCATCGTCGTCGGTCAGGTCTGTTCCCAGCGGGAAGTAGACGACGGCACCGAGGTCTTCGCCGCGGCGGCCGGTGCTGGTTCTGCTCTGCGACTGCGGCGCGGGGTAGACGCCGGGGGCCACGGCGATCGCGTCCAGCGGATCGTCGGATCCGGGGTTCCATTTTCCGTTCTCGTCGCGAAACGCACCGCGGTGCCGGATCACCTGCTCGGTCACGGCGCGCTTTCCAGCCGGTACTGCTCGAGCAGCGCCCGCTCGACGACGGTGAACGCCGACCCGGTGGCCATCGCCTCGTCGTAATACTGAAACGGGCCGACCGCCTTCACCCGGCCTTTGGTGGTGGTGGCCAGCGGTGACCGCCCCGCGATCGATGCCACGGCCGCATTGAAGTCGGCTGCGTTGGGTTCGTTGTCGTCGGCGTCGACGTCGGCGGGGAAGCCATGGGTCATGGTGACGACGATCGACCCGTAGTTCCTCGACCACCAGGCACCGCACCTCTTGCGGACCAGGCCGCGCGCCGACACGAAAAGATCGGTGTCCACGTCCAGCTCGACACCGTTCTCCACCACGGATGTCAGCTTGATCAGCCGCAGCGTCGGCAGTACCAGCAGCACCGATCCCGGCCCGTCGAGCGTCACCTCGTCGTCCTCGCGGACGGGGGTGACGTGCCAGCCGCAGAAACGCCGCGCGGCGGACCGCGCGGCGTCCTCGGGCGTCGGATCAGGCATCGCCCTCTGCGGACTTGTTCGCCGGGGTGCGCGACTTGTTGGCCGGCGCCTTGGCCGCCTTCGGTGCGGGCTTGTCCTCGTCGGAAGCCTTGAGGCCCATAGCCTTCGCGTCCGCATCGTTGAGCAACAGCGTCGTCTCAACGCCGTTGACCGTGGTCTTGTACTTCTTCAACGGTCCGCCTCCTTGTGCGGGTGTGACGGGCGGCCAAGTCTGACCGCCCGTCACGCCGATCAGGGCCACTAGCTGTGTGTCGCGACCTGGACGAACGCCTTGGGGCGGGTGACGCCGAACGCCAGCCGCTCTTCGGCGAGGATCGCGATCAGGTTTCGGACGAAGAAGTCGGCATGGCTGTCCGACATCGTGACCGTCGTCTGCTCGCGGTCCCAGATGACCGCCTTGCCGTAGTGGCCGAGCAGGCCGGTGCCGGCCGCCTGCGACTCCGACTCGGTCCACGGGATACCCCACAGCGTCTTCCCGCCGGCCGCGAAAGGACCGCCGTTGTAGTACCGGTTTTCACCGTCCTTCAACAGGTCGATCATTTCGCCGTCGGTCGGGTTGAACACCCACGCGGTGGGATTCACCCGGCCGACTGTGCGCGCCAGGGTCAGGGCCTTGCGGGTCGTGGTGAAGAAGTCGGTCGACCACGCCTGGGTCTGGATACCAGACGTGTTGTTGATGCCGGTGAAGTTCTCACCGCTGCCGTCGCCGTTGAGGATCTGGTTCTCCTCAGTCTCGAGCACGTCGAGCCGCAGTTCGTCGTCGATCAGGCCTTGCAGGGCCGCCCAGTCGGCCAAGGCCCGCTTCGTGGCCGGCACCCACTCGGCGATCGTCTTCACGACCGCCTGCACGACCGCGAACGCCCACGCACCCTCAGGCTTGTAGCCGCCACCCGGGTTGTTGACCAGCTGCGCGCCGGCTGCCAGCGAGTTGCCATCCAGCGCGGGCAGGGTCGGCGCCGCCGAGCTCGTCGCCTCCGCGACCACCGCGGCGTTGTTCGTGTGGCTGGTTTCCTGCACGAACTCGACGGTGTCCGAGGTGGTCCGGCGATTGCTCACCAGATTCCGGATCGTGAGCGGCTTGCGGCCGAGCATCTCGACGATGTCGGTGCGATCGTTGACGACGAACGCGCCGGCCGATGTCGAGCTGGCGCCGGTGAACAGCGACTTGATCGGAATCGGGTCGGACTGCACCCGCGCCTTGCTCGGGACGCTGATCCCGCCCTCGCTGGTCGTGAAGCCCTTCATCATCGACTTGAACTGCGCCGACTCAACGACCTCGAGTCCCAGGGACTTGACGCGCGCCTTCAGCTCGGGCGCATCCGGAACGCCGGCCTCAGCGCCGAACGCCTTGGCCTGGTCCAGGATGGCCTCATCGGCCTTGACCGTCTTGACGGCGTCGAGGATCTCGACGAGAGAGGTCATCGACTTCTTGTAGACGTCAGCCTCCTCCTCGCTCATCTCGCGGCCCTCGGCCTGCGCCTTCTCGGCGACCTCGCGGGCCGTCTTCGACTCGTGATCCGCCCGTTCCTTGAGGGCGACCAAACGTGCGCTCATGCGCTTTCTCCTTCGGAGTTGTTGGTGGTTAAGCGAACTCGACGTCGAGTGATGCCGTGATCGCGTTCAGCAACGCCGAGGGGTCGACGGACGACTTCTGACTGGCCTCACGGGGCTCACCCTCGGGCGTATCCGCCTCCGGGGCTTGGCGAGACGCGTCAGGCTCGTTGGCCTTCTCCTCGTCTGATGTGCTGTCGAGTGCCGAGAGCACGCGCCCGATTGATTCGTGCGCAGCCCGTAGCTCGGACTCGTTTTTGGACGACAGCACGCGCCCAGCCTTGATGTCCTCGACGACGGTGTCGACGATCGACTTCACCGCCACGACCGAGGTGTCCTGGTTCGCGCCGACCGGCACGAACGAGAATTCGTAGACCTTGAGCTCGCGGAGCTCGTTGGCCTTCTGTCCGCCCTCGAGCTCAATGCCCGCCTCGTCAATGACGTCGTAGGCGAAGGACAGCTGGTTGAGCCGGCGGCCCTTGACGAGGCGGTAGACCTGCTTACCCTTCGGCGAATCCAGGTCGAATTCGCCCTTCACCCACCATCCGTGTTCGTCCTCGCCCATGTCGGTGGCGCCGGCGACCCAGAAGTCCGGGTCGTCCATCCGATGCCCGAACAGTCCGGGCAGCGTGTTGCCGGAGTTCTTCCAGGTCGCGATGGTCTTGAGGAACGCGCCCGGTGCCACGACGTCGCCGTAGCTGTCCGGCGTCTTGGTGAACGTCGAAGGGTAGACGATGAATTCGCCCTCCTTGAGCCCGTCTTCGGGCCCCGCCTTGACGTTGACCGCCTGAGCTGGGGTGTTCTTCGTGAGCATCGTTTTCGTCCTCCTTGGGAGCGGCTGCTTTTCAGCGGTGTCGGCGTACCAGCGTTCGATCGCGGCCGCCGTCCAGTCCGGTCGCTGATCGGTAGCTGCGCGTTCCAGGCAGGTGTCGATGCCGGGGTTGATGGTCTTGATAACCGCGCCGGCCTCGGAGTAACGGTCGAGCCACTCGGCCTTCGGCGAGCTGTGGATGATCCACGCGTCGGCCTCGATGTCGTCGGCCAGGATGGTCTCGATGGCCGCCGACCGAGCCGCGTGCGCGACGCGCTTGATATCTGCCGGCGCGTCGTGCGGCGATGAAGAACCGAGCGCAGCGGCGAGCGCGTCGAAGTCGACAACGACGTCGCCGCCTTTCGCCTCTTCTCGCACGTACGACGACTTGCCGCCGCACGGTGGCCCAACGACGACCGTGATCGTCACTCGGTCTCGTCGTCCTCTTCAGCGGGCGGCTTCTGGGTCGGCTTCATCCCGCCGCCGGCGACGTCCGATCCGTCGTCGGCCGGGATCGGCGCCTGGTCACCGTTCTGGGTGACATTCAGCGGACGGATCAGTTCGTCGCCGCCCTCGATCGGCGGCCGGTTATCCAGCGCGCGGCCCTCGTTGATCGTCAGCCACGGCCCGCCGATCGCCGGCTGCATCACCGCGGCGCGCTGCTCGAAATTACCGGTCAGCTTCTCGCGGATGTTGAACTCCACGTAGAACCGCTCCGGCTTGACGGGTTCGAAGTCCGGGATCAACTGCAGCGCGATCTCGTCCTGAATCATCGTCAGCCACGGGCCCAGGGTGTCTTGGTACAGCATTCGGTGCTGCTCTTCGATATTCGCGAACGTCGCATGATCCAAGATCCCGATCATTGGCGGCGGGATGAAGTACGACCGGGTGACCTCTTCGTCGGTCAGCTTGCGGCTTTCGACGTACTGCAGTTCTTTCGCCGTCTGCGACGCGCCCGCCCACGTCATGCCGTCCTCGAGGATCGGCGTACCTCCGCCTTCAGAGGCAAGGGCGCCGGCGTACTTCTGCTGCCAATCCTCCTTGAACCGCTTGCGCGCGTCGTCCGACCACTTCGGGGCATCCTTCGGCCGTGAGATGACTCCCGAGTGCCGGGCGCCGTTGTTCATCACCTGCTCGCGCAGTTGCGACGCCGTCCAGTCCTCGCGGAGGATCTGCCGCAGCGACTCAAGCGGTGACTCGCCGACATCTGCGATACCGCCGTACCCCCGGAAGTACAGCACCTGGTCCCGTGGGATCGTCTGCTTAGCCCGCTGACCTTGGAATTCGAAGACGTCCGGCGTGAGCCAGTTGTCGCCTTTAGGTGTGATCAGCGGAGCTGGTAGGTGAATCAGCTTGCCGCCCTTGATCTTCCACCAGTATGCGACGTCGTAGATCGCGAAATCCGATACCAGCGCGTTGAGGAACCGGTACTTCGTTGTGAAGCTGTTCGGCTGCCCGAGTAGCAGCGCCAACGGATGGTCCGTCAACCGCGCCCGGTCGGTGTCACCCTTCCGCTCGAATAGGTGGATGCTCAGCTGGGCGATGTTCCGCGCCAGGAACGACACCGTGCGCCGCACCGACGGCTGTGTCCGCCAAATCTCGAAATAGTCCATTGCCAGCCACGGCGACAACTGGATTCGCCTGACCGACGACGAGGACCACGCCCCGTTCGGCCGCGACACCGACTGCACGGTGCCTTCGGACACGACAAAGGCCACGGTCAGCTGCCCACGATCTGGAAGTAGTCGACGTTTGCCTCGTGGATCACGATCTCTCCGTCGGCCTTGGCCGGCTGTTCGCCCGGTTCGTGAATCTCGCAGCCGCGCAGGATCAGCCGCGGCCCGGCGACCTTCACCAAGACACCGGAGATCCCCGTTCCGGAGAACAGCGAGTAGAGCACTTCCCGGTTCAGGCCGGGATGGCGGTTAAACAATCATCAGCCCTTCGTCCTCGTATGCGCTCGTACCTTCAGCTTCACGCGCAGCAATTGCCCGGGAAAGCGCCATGATCAGCGCCACCACGCCGTCGATCTTGTCGCCGGCATTCGCCTTGTCCGGCTTCACATTTCCCGCGGGGTCCATCGCCACCGCGAAGTTGTCCACCATCCACCGCAGCAGCGGATTACCGCCGTGCCGGATGATCGGTTTCACCGGCCGCCCGTCGTCGTCCACTCGGGCGCCGACCTTGATCAGCCGCTGAAGATCCTTCGTCGGCGCCGACATCGACGCGAACCCCTGACCCATCGTGATCATCGGCGCCCCGTCATTCATCAGGTCATTGACCAGCTGCTGCGCGTTCCACCGGTCGTACGCGACCTCTTGGACCAGGAACTCGTCCCGATCCCGGTTGATCTGCGCCTCGACGAAGTCGTAGTCCGTCACGTTGCCCGGAGTCAGCGTCAACCAGCCCTGCTTCACCCAGTCCGTCGCCGCGTCCGCCGTGCGCTGGTTGAGGTCCGGCAGGCTGTCCTCCGGCGCCCAGCACCGCATCACCACGTCGAACGCATCCCCGTCCGGGAACACCCACACCGCCGCCGTGAGGTCGCTCGTCGCGCCGAGGTCCAGGCCGCCGAAGCACTCCCGGCCCTTCAACCGGGTCAGATCGATCATCGCCGCATTGACGTCCCAGTCCTCGACATCGAGGTACCGCGTCTCCTGCTTCGTCCGGATCCCCAGATGCAGCCGCAGGAACCGCGCGAGCTCGGCCGGCGAATCCTTCGCCTTCTCCGCGGCCTCGATCATCGCGCGCTTTGTCGGCGAGATCCCATAGCCAGGGTTCGCCTTGCGCCACGTCTCCTCGGCGAACGGATCGTCCGCCTTCTCCGCAGCGAACACCACGCCGTACGTCGTCGGCCGCTTCAGCACACCCCTCGCGAGCTGCTCGATCAGCGTCCGCTTCTGGTCGTACGGCGTGTGCCGCCGGCCCGCGTCCGCCGTCGTGATGTAGATGATCAACGGCTGCTCACGCGAACCGGTACCGGTCTCGAGCGCCTCGATCAGCGCCATGTCCTTGTGCAGGTGCAGCTCGTCGACGATCGCGCCGTGAATGTCCGCGCCGTGCTGCGCGTCCCCCGCGTTCGCGATCGGCTGGAAGTAGCTCCCACTGGCCGCGTGCGTGATCCGATGCTTCAGCGCCCGCATGTGACGCTTCAGACCAGGACTTTTATTCACCAGCTGCCGGATCGGCTCGAAAACGAACCCGGCCTGATCCTTAGTCGTCGCCGCCGCCACTACCTGGGCGCCGAACTCACCATCCGCAGCCGTCAGGTAGATCCCGAACCCGGCCGCCGTCGTCGTCTTGCCGTTCTTCCTCGGCTCCTCGAAGTACGCGATCGTGATGATCCGCACCCAGTTGCCCGAATCCGGCGACTTGTGCACCCAGCCGGCCACCGGCGCGATCAGGTAGGCAACCTGCCATATGTCCGGATCGAAACGCTGCCCGGCGAAACGACCCTTCGTGTGCCGCAGCTGCCGAAACGCCGCGATCACCCGATCGACACGCTCCGGATCAAACCTGGCCCCAGCAACATCCCGCGGCTCCGGCGTCTTAATCAGCGGCGGACAGTCCGGAACACCATACCCGCGCGACCGCAGATACCAGGCAACCTCGGGGCTGAGCTTCAGCTCACCAAAATCAGCGTCTGACCAGCCATTATCCGGCTCGTCAGTCGTCGCCGACGGCGCCCGCGAACGGGTTCGCCTCGTGCTCGCCACGATCGTCATCCCGCTTCGACACGTTCCGCTCACCCGCCGGCGTCAACCCAAAATCGTTAGCAAACTGCCGCAGCCGCGTCTCCGCCTGCTCAGCAACCGCCACCGACGGATTCTTCGTGTACCACACCGACTCGGTGCCGTCCTTCTTCACCGACTTGTTCCGCACCACCTGGCCATTCGCCACGATGTCGCGCGTCGCCGTCACCCACCGTGACCAGAGCTCGCAGTAAGCGGTCAACGCCGCCCGATCCTCGGGTTTGACCAGGTCCAAACGCGTCAGACCAGGCACAATGCGCTTCCACTCGGCCTTCGCCTCACGGGACATCCACGAGGGCGGATTCGGCGCCAACCGCTTGAACGCCGGAGGCGGCGCGACCGGACGGCCGGCTGAGTCCTTCCCCTCACCGCGCCCGTTCAGCAGCAGCAAGTTTGCTGGCTGAGGGGGCCTAGCCACCGCACACCGCCAATGTTTGCTGGCGCAAGGCCGATATTTGCTGGCTGACCTGCAGGGTTTGCCGCCGCAGAGGTCGGATTAGCTGCAGAAGCAGCCTGACAACACCCAAAATGGCCCCACTACCAGCGAAAATGGCACTTGTTTGCTGGGTAGGCATGGCGCGTGTCCGAAATAGCCCCCCTACCAGCAGTTTTGTGCAGAAAAATGCTTGCCTACCGCGGCGGGTCGCGCGTTTGTGCTGGTCAGCGATGTGAACCCCCCTACGGGGTAAGGCAGGCGTAGGGGGCTGGTTGTTTGCTGGCAGGTGGTGATTGTTTGCTGGCGTTGCCCAGGTGTTTGCTGCAGCGGTGGTCATGCGCTGGCCTTGTTTGCTGGGTTTGCTGGCGGGCCGGCAGCAGCGGGGGAGTCATCGAGTGTCCTGGTCAGGGTGGCGCGGCCGAGGTCGGTGAGTGTGGGCAGGGCGTGGTACCAGCAGACGTTGGTACCGGCTATGACCGTTATCGCGGGGTGTAGTTCGGTGCCGTCGGCGAGCTGGGTGCCGTTGAGGGCGCTGAAGTCGATGCCGCGGGCTAGGGCGTGGGTGACGCAGATGCCGCAGGGTGGTTGGGTTGGTAGGAGTTCGGTCACTGGCTTTGCTCACCTCGCTCTGGTCTTGCCTCGCAACGCGTCTTGCGTGGTCTTCTGGTCGTGGTGGGGGTCGCAGAGGGATTGCAGGTTGTTCGGGTCGTAGCGGTCGCCGCCTTCGGCGAGTGGCGTGACGTGGTCGACGACGTCAGCCAGGCGCTGGCAGCCTTCGTGCCATTGGCAGTAGGGGTGTTCGCGGAGTTGGTTGTCGCGGACTGCTTGCCATCGTCGGTCGTTGGACGAGGCGTGTGTGCTGCCTTCCCAGGCTGGTTTGCACTGGCAGGGGTGGCCTTTAGGGGCGGGTTGTTTGCACCTGTTGCAGACGCGGGGAGGGGCGCTAGGCATGGCTCTGCCCCCTCAGATTCGGATAGTAGCAGGTGAGCGCGCCCATTCTGGTGTGTAAGCGCGGTCGGCTATCGGATTGTCGCTACCAGATTGGGTAATCGGCGAGCCATGAAAACGTTTTCACGAGGATGCCGACGGCGCCGAGGTAGGCGCCGAGGACGCCGGCGGTGAACGCCATGCCAGTGAAGAACTCGCGCATTCGGGGGATCTCTTTCGTGTTCGGGGACCTGGTCGGCATGTGCCTTTCGGGTGTGCTGAGATAACGCTTGGTGGGATTGCGTTCGTTCCTTGCACCGATAACGCTGTCCATTACGTCAGGTAACCGCCACGTGCTCGATGGGCCAGGGCATCCGGTGCATCTTGCCGTCGTTGCCGCGCGATTTGACCCAGATGATCGGGAAGTCGTGGACTTTGCGCCCACCGCCGTGATGCGTTCCCTCAACTCCGCTGTCTGCTACGGCATCGTGCCACTCGCCGTCGGAATCCTGGATGCGGACGGACTGCCCGATCTTGACATCGTGAACCATGCTCATGGTGTCCTCTCGATGATCCATCACTGTGGCTCCTGTGATTGTTGGCCGATAAACCATGCGCTGCGTCAGTTTTGGTGGGCTTTGACTTGTCGTCTGATGCGTTGGAGTTGTTCGTCTCGGCGGCGCAGTTTCTGGGCGCGTTTCAGGCTGTAGAGGGCTTCGCTGTGTTCGTTGACGCGGGCTTTGACGAGGGCGCCGTCGTGTCGCCAGCCCATGGTGCGCAGCCGGCGGGCGGTGATCCATCGGTCGAGTTGGTTGGGGTCGACGGGTTCGTCGATGTTGGTGAGGAGCTCGAGGATTTCGGTGGTGGTGCGGAGGTCGCGGGATTTGGCGGTCTCGCGTTGGTTTTTTTCGACGTCGATGGTTTGGCCGCATTCGGGGCAGGTGGTGGTGCGGTTGTCGGTGTCGGCGTAGAGCATGGTTCCGCATTCGATGGGGTCGCCGTCGGGGTAGTGGCCGCGGGTGGTGGGGCAGGTGCCGGCGAAGTGGCGTTCGTGGCGGTCGATGGCGCGGATGAGGTCGCCGCTGCGTTGGTCTGGGCCGACGAGTTGGGCGATGGTGCGGTAGGTGTGGCCGGCGATGTCGAGGCGTGCGATGGCTGCGGTGTTCGCTTGGAGCCAGCGGGCGAGGTTGGCGGTGGTGACTGTGTTGAGGGCGGGTGGTGTGCGTCCGGTGTGTCTTTGGGCGATGTCGGTGATGAGGTTTAGCAGGGTGTTTCGGAGTTTGCGTGCGATTTCGGCGGCGTCGAAGTCCATGATGTTGAGTTCGTCGGGGCGGCGGTTGCGGCCGATGGTCCCGTGGTGGATGCGGTCTAGTTTTTGGATGCGAGTGTCGAGTTCTTCTGTGAGGCTTGGGATTTGGTCGAGCATGTTCTCTAGCTGTGTGGTGCAGTCGTTGCAGAGGTAGAGCTGGGCGGGGCGTCCGCAGTTCTGGCAGTTGATCATTAGTCGGGCCACCTTCCGATCAGCCAGTCGTGGCCGTTTGTGATGCCGTCCCACCAGTGGGCGTCGAAGAGCTCCCATGTCCAGCGGTGGCCTTTGTACTCGGTGTGGACGAAGCGTCGGCCGTCGGTGGTGGTTGCGCTGTCGATGCGACCGTCCTCGTCGAGGCGTGTAGCTGGGCCGGCGGTGAGCAGCTGGGTGACGTAGTCGGCTGCGGTGAGCATGAGGTGCCCGACTCGATCAAGGTGTGGTTGGGGGTTGGGGTATTCGACGATGCCCCAGTCACATTCCACATCGCGATCGTTGACAACGCGTAGTTCGACGGAGGTCATCGCGGCGTTCCTACTTGCGGTGGTTCCGGTTTCACGCATGAAACTGAGGGCCATTGGGCTGCTTTCAGGCGGTTGTGGTGCTGGGGTCGGATCGCGAAGGGCATGGGGTCGCCGTGGTGGAATGCGCCGATCGCGGCGAGGACGAGCGCGTCGGCTTGGTCGTGGTTGGCGATGTGCGTGTTCGGCCACCAGGAGCGGACGGTGGTCAGGATGGCGCGTTTGTCGGCGTTCCCTTTGCCTGTGGCCCATTTCGCGCGGGTGGTGGGGGCGACGACGACGATCGGGATGCGTCGGGCGCGCAGCGTCGAATACAGTCCCCACCAGAGGCCGGAGCCGTCGTGCGTGGATGCGTTGCACGCGCCGTACGCCGGACCCTCAATCACCGCCAGGTCGATTCGGCTGCGTGCCGCGCGCAGCGTGTTCCGCTCATCGCATTCGTCGGCGAGGACTGCCATCACCGCGCGGCATTCGGCGACGATCCGATCACTGCGGTGGGCGTAGCTGCGGACGGAGAGCGTGCCGTGGCCGATCGACCGCAGCAGCATCGGCTGGCCGTTGTGCAGGACCGCGATGCCCGTATTGGTCAACGACGGGTCGATCCCGGCGACGATCACGCGATCACGCGCCAGTCGTGTTCGGTGCAGCGGTGCACCGCGGTGTCGTCGTCGACCATGCCGCGGTCGTCGCAGTGCGGGCATTCACGGACGCTGGTCCAGAACCCGGCACGCAGATCGGCTTGCCGTTCGGTGTGCTGTTCAAGCCAGCGCTCGCGGCGTCGGCGGTATCCGGCGCACGAGCCGCATGGTGCCGGGTCGGGGTCGTTTCGGTGTTTGGCGCAGGTTTCGGGTGGGGGCTCGTTGGGGTCGGCTGAGGATGGTTCGTCGGCGTTGGGATTTTCGGTCGGGCCCTCCCCAACTTGAGTATTTCCCAAGGTGAGATATCCAGATCCAGATCCATATCCCTGGGGTTCGCGAAGGGTTCGGGAACCGTTTAAGGGTTCGGGAACGGTTTCGGGAAGGGTTTGCGTAGGGTTCTGTTCGGTTCCGGAACGGTTCAACGGTTCGGGAACGGTTTCCGGCTCGATCTGGTCCGCGACCCTGTCCGCATCTGCTTTGTGCAGGCGCCGTAGTTCCTTCGCTAGCTCGAACCGGATCTTCTCGGAGGCCACCATGCCGGCGCACCGCAGCGCGTTCTTCAGGATATTCGGATACCGCGCGACCTCGCAGTGCCGCATGTAGGACCGGATAAACAGCTCGTCGGTGTCTTCGTCGACGAACACGAATCGGTGGCGTTCCAACACATTCAGGTCCGCGGTGAAGTCCTCGGCGGTGACGGCGTCGCAGCCCTTGGTCCACTTGGCGACCTGAAGCGGCTGGACCCCGGCCCGGTCGAGTTCTTTCTGGCTGATCAGCTGGGCGTAGGTTGCCTGCGCGGTGCGCGGGAGGGCGCGGAATTCCTTGTCGCGCCAGATGGACTCTTTGAGCAGCCCGGCCGCGTTAGCCATCGAGTAGTGCCTCCGCTTCGTCTAGGACTGCGTTGTCTCGGTCGGTGCGGTTGAAGGCCGCGCCCTCGCGTTCGAGTGCGCAGTAGTAGAGCGCCGTCGCGATTTCCATGCGACAGACGGGATCTCCGCAGTAGGCGCCCGATTCGCGGTGCTTGCAGTTGAGAATCGACGCGAGCTGCTTTTCGTCGTACCAGCTGAGCGCGTTCTGGTAGTTCGCGTCGAAGTGCTGTTTGAGTTCGTCTCCGGTCCAGATCGTTCCGAGCAGCCGCGCGCGTGGGCTGTCTTGTAGAGGGCTCCCGACGAGTTCTGCGGCCCGGTCTTGCATCTGGCGTATCCGTTTCCAGCAGCAGCCGCAGAAGTAGGCCCAGCGGTCGCCGAGGCCGCGTTTACGCCGTGCTGTGTCGGCGAGGTAGAGCAGCGTGTCTTGGCTCAGCCCCGCGCGGATGAACGTCACTACGCTCGATGACCAATCGGCCGGTATCCAATAGGGCTGCCAGGCGTCGTAGAAGGCGTCAAGGATGCGTTCGATCGCGTCGTCTTCGGCCGCGATCTCTTCGGCGGCCTGGCGCATAGCTGCGGCCCATCGCATCGCGTCTCCGGCGACGTCAGCGACGAGTGCGGCGTCGGCCGGCATCGACGATTTGCCGCCGTTGCAGTCACCGCACGCGGCGACGAGGTTGCTCGGATCGTCGCTGCCGCCCAATGCTTCTGGGATGACATGGTCGACAGTGAGTTTCGCGTCGGGTGCGGTGACTCCGCAGTAGCGGCAGGTGTGGTTGTCGCGGCGCAGGATCTCGAATCTGAGCCGTTTCGATACGGCCATTCAGCTGCTCTCCTCCTGTGGTGGTTGTGCGGTGCAGTCGGCGCGGTGGGTGTTGTGCACGGCGTGGTAGTAGCCGCAGCCCACGCAGAAGCCTTTGCGGTCGGTGGCGGCTGAGAAGACTTGCGCCCACCGATCGCGGGGTTTGGATTCCTTAGACACCGAATGTCGCCATGACGCGGGCCGCGGCGGTGGTGAGTTCCTGGATCGTGGGCAGGGCGTCGACCATCCGCTGCTGCAGCTCGGCCGGTGGCACAACTTGCAGGTGCAGGCTGGTGCGGTCGGCTACGGGGTCGTATTCGGCCGCGACCGCCCGGTAGAACGCGCCGAACTGGTCGGGCCCGACGATGTTGTCGGGATCAAACTGTCGGTGGTCGCCGCGGTAGTGGAGCTGGTCGGTCATGAAGGGGTGCCTCCGCTTGGGGGTGGCGTGGCCGCGGCCTGAAGGGGTGTCGCCGCGGCCACGCGTAAGGGATGGTTAGTCGGCGACCATGCGGTTTTCTTCGGCCATCTCGCGTTGCCGGCGGATCTCGTAGCTGCCGGGTGCGATGCCCATGTAGCCGTGCTCGGGGTGGGCGAGGTAGGCGGTTGATCCTTCGGGCACTGACAGCAACGCGACGCGGAGGTCGCGCGCTGATCCGGCGTTCACGTCGCAGTAGACCGGGCCGTCGGCGGCGTAGATGGCGTGGGTGTTGCCGCCGGACTCGCCGCGCACGACAGGAGTTCCTTTGGTCGGTACGGGCGTCTTGGCTGTCCCCTGCACGGGCCGGACGAGGACGTCGCCCTGGCGCTGCACACCGGCCAACACGGGGATGTCGACGTCAGCGAGGTCGGTTGCGGTGACGACGTCGACGCCGGTGGCCTCGATCATCTGGGTGGTTGTTGCCATGGTGTATTTCCCTTTCTGTGTGATTTGGCCGGGGCTTAGGTTGCGCGGGCCAGTTCCTTGTACTCACGCTCGGTGAGGTCGAAGGTCCATGCCGCGGCGGCGATCGCGGTGCGGCAATCGGTGGGGATGGTGAGTCCGAAGGTGTGGCGTGTACCGTCGCGTTCACGGGTCGCGTTGTGCGCCACGAGGACCCGGACGGGAAGGTCTAGGACGTCGCGTGGCACGTCGTAGAGACGTAGCAGCTGCCCGGGATTACCGGGGTCAGGGGCTTCGTCCGCGAGTTTCATGCCGGCCGAGGTGACGAATTGATCCCAGCCCATTTTCTCGATCGCGCAGCGGCGGATCTCGGTGTTGCGTTCGGCCATGATCCGCTCGACGTCCCAACCTTTTTCGATCAGGTCAGCAGGGACACGCGTGCCGTGCCAGGAATAAACGCCCCAGCCATCTGCCCACTGCACAGCGGGCCCGGTCTCGCAGTGGAGACGGTTACGACCGCCGGCGGATTCGATGTGGAGCGCGCTGGGCAGGTCGCAGACCATGATGAAGGCGCGTGTTGGCCACCAGTAGCCGGCGGACATGGCGTCTTCGCAGGCTCGGGCGCGGTCCCAGATGTCTTGGTCGAGTTGAAGTTCGGTGACGTCGCGGAAGTAGGAGATGAAGGCGCACCAGTCAGCCCAGCTGTGTCGCGAGAAATATTGCGACCAGCGGTCCCTGACCGAGGCCCTGACCGAGGCCCTGACCGAGTCCCCGACCGAGTCCCAGACCGAGTCCCCGACCGAGTCCCTGACCGAGGCCCTGACCGAGGCCCTGACCGAGTCCCAGACCGAGTCCCCGACCGAGGCCCTGACCGAGTCCCCGACCGAGTCCCCGACCGAGTCCCAGACCGAGTCCCCGACCGAGTCCCTGACCGAGGCCCTGACCGAGGCCCTGACCGAGTCCCAGACCGAGTCCCCGACCGAGGCCCTGACCGAGTCCCCGACCGAGGCCCAGACCGAGTCCCTGACCGAGTCCCAGACCGAGGCCCAGACCGAGGCCCCGACCGAGGCCCCGACCGAGTCCCCGACCGAGGCCCAGACCGAGTCCCCGACCGAGGCCCAGACCGAGTCCCCGACCGAGGCCCAGACCGAGGCCCCGACCGAGGCCCCGACCGAGTCCCAGACCGAGGCCCAGACCGAGTCCCTGACCGAGTCCCAGACCGAGTCCCCGTTACCCTTGGCGATTTCGTCGAGGATGTGACCAGCAATCGGCGCGGCGAAAGCACCCACGAGCGGTGATGACACGCGGACGACGACACCGGGCCACGGAATGCCGGCGTATTCGTAGCATTTTCGGGCGCCGGTCTCCCAAACCGCCCATTCCTCTTCGGTGAGGGGTTGTGTGCGCCAGCCGTATTCGATCCATTCCTGGGCGAATGAGGCCATCCGGGCGTGCTGTTGCGGTGTGAGTTCGGTGAGTTTTTTGCGTGGGGCCATGTACCTATTCGCTCTCGTCGTCGCTGTGGCTGAATGCGGGGCTGATGTCGTCGCCCGCTTCGTCTTCGGCGTCCTCGTCATCCTGGTGCTCGTCGTCGACGGCCTCGGGATTCACGTCGCCGGCTTCGTCGAACAGGCCGGGCTGGTTGTCGTCGGTGTTAGGTGGCTGCTTGCCCGCTTCCCAGCACGCCTGAATCGTGAGGGTGCGGGTGTAGCGCATTTCGCCGTCTTTGCGTTCGATCGGCCCGTGTTCGGCGGTGCAGCGCGCGCGGACGATGTAGGTGCGGACCTCGCCGACCGCGGGGGGTTCGTCCATGGCACAGGGTGTTGAGCCGAACGCGAGGTAGGCGGCCGGGGTGTCGAGCAGGTCGTCGGGGATGTCGTCGAGCGCGTTGGTGGTGGGCAGGTCGATAGGCGGGTCGGTGATTAGAGCCATGTGCGTGGGTTCCTTTCGGTGCGTGGGGTTTTGGTGGGGCTGGCCGGGCCGCGCAGGTCAGCACTCGCCGCGTAGGAGTTCGCGGGTCGTGGTGCTGCCTTCACGTCAGGTGTCAGCGCGCGTTGACGCGGCCCGGCCAGGTCTGTCATCGCCGGCCGTCTTGGGCTTGCGCGGATTCGAGGACGTCGATCAACACGTGGGCTTCGGCTTTCGACAGCTCCTTGTTGCTGCCGACGCGTCGGGCGACGTTCGATTCGACCCATTGGAACCAGTCGGCGCGGCCTTCGTCAGTGTCGGCGTAGCCTTCGTGTTGCCGCAGGATCGAGAGTTTCTGCAGCTGTGCCCGCGTGATTCCCGGCTCGTCGGACGGATCGTCGGCGTCGTAGCCGGCGGTGTTGTCGTCCACTTGGCCGACTCGGCTGACCTGCTGCGTTTCCGGTTCTGGACGATTTTCTGAGGCGCGTTGCGGTTGGTCGTCCACCGGGTTTCCGATGGCGGCGCGCAGTCCGTCGACCCCGCGGGCAACACGCTCGGACCGAACACGCTGCGGAGCCACCTCAAGGTCCAGTTCTTCGCGCGCGTACGGGATCCCGAGCAGGATGTCCGGGGCGATCTTGCGGCACACTTCCATCGCGGCCTTGGCGTAGAGCATCGCCTGCGGGTCGGTCTTGTACTTGGCGTTGCTGGTGTACTTCGCTTGCTCGGCGCGGCCGATGTCCCAGGTGGACTCTTCGACCTGGCTTGTGCGCGGGTCGGTCGCGCGCACGGTCACCGAATCGTTCGTCGACGACAGCGTTTCGACGAGGATGCCGTGCCGCTTCACCAACGCCACGGCGGTGCGGGCGTAAATGGCCGGTTTACCTTGGACGACAAAGATCTGTTGCAGCGACTGGATCGGATTCAGGCCGAGCTCGGCCCCGTAGAGGATGGCGGCGGCGGCGTTGCCGGGCTTACCTTTGTAGTCGGCGGGCACCATGTCGGTTCCGGCCAGCGCGTCGCCGAGCTGCTTGGCCGCGGTCATCGCCTGCGCGTGCGCCATCAGCTGGCCGATGGCTTCGTTGTGCGCGGGCCGCGCGGCGGGCAGGATCTCGATCTCGTTGGCGTGTTCGACGGTCATGTGGCTTGCCTTTCAACTAGGTCGTGAAGGTTCTTGGTGGCGAGGTTGAGTGCGACACCGCGGGCGTGTGGGCGACGGTCGGCGATCTTGACGTCGCGGCATACGGCGTATTGGGCGTTCCCCATCAGGTCGAGAAGTTGGGTCTTGGCGCCACGCAGGCAGGTAGTGTTCGCTTTCATGTCGGCATCGAATTGCAGGACGTGCCATGCGAGTTCGTCTGGGACTTCAACGGTTTCGCCCTTGTTGATGTCGGGGTGCAGTTCGCGGACACATTCGTAGGTCGCAACTGAGTCGTCCAAGTCCGGTGGCTCGTTGCCTTTCAGCGAGTGCCAGAATTCGGTGCACCGCTTGTGGATTGCCGCGACGACACTGGGGTCGTAGTGGATGACGTAGGTGTGCGCCTCGAAATACGGTCCCAGCACCAGCAGTTCGGCGGGGTGTTTGGTGTAGCCGGTGTAGGCCATCTGCGCGAGGATCTGTGCCACATAGTCGGCGGGGGCTTGGTCGGTGAAGAAATCGCCCCAATCCTCAAGGTGGCGGGCTGTTTTGAACTCGATCACCTTGCGGGCCCGGCCGCGGCGCGCGCGGCGGTCGAGGGTGGCGGCGGCGGGGTAGCCGAACTTGTCCGGCGCGATCACCTGGACCTCGCCGGGCGAGAGCTGCCAGCCGGGGTTACGGCGCCGCCAGATCGCAGCCATCGCCGGCTCGAAGTCGTGGCCGAGGTCGAAGATGTCTTTCGGCGGCTCCGGCGGTGTCAGGCCTTTGAGTCGATGCCACAGCCGGTATGGGGACTCCCACCGCGAGACACCGAGGATCGCGGCGACTTTCGATGGGGTAATGACGCGTTGCCACTCGGCGGAACCGGGCTCGATTTGCAGGGTGGTCATAGCCGCGTCCCATCTGCAGACATGACGTCGGCGTAGCTCTGAGGCTCGTCCCAGGCGGCGCGGTCCATCTCGCTCATTCCGGCGACGGCCGCGCGCCATTCGTCGTAATCGCTCATGCCGCCCCGATCGTGATGGCGTAGGTCTCCCAACTGGCCGGGCAGTACTGACGGGCTTTGTCGAAGTGGCCGGCGATCTTCCCCACCGGGGTGCGGTGCACGCGGGTCCAGCAGACGGGACAGAGACCACGGACGTGGCGGCTCATGCGGCGACCGTCCCGACGAGCCCCTTGGCCCGCTGCAGCAACGTCTTGGCGTCGTCGACGGTGGTGGAGGGGTGGTCGTTGTACTCGACGATGCTGTGGCCGTGGAAACGCCCAGGCAGCGCGTAGCGGGCGCAGGCGAGCGCGGCGTCGCGGATCTGCTTGGTGCGTGACGCTGCGGTGATCGAGGCGACAATGCAGAAGCATCCCCAGTTGCCGATGCGCTCGATGGCGTTGCCTTTGGGTAGGTGCGGGCCGACGAGCGTCCGGGCGGTCTCGAGCGCCTCGATGATCTCGATCGGCTCCGGCGGCACCAGCGCGGGCGCCGCGTACAACAGGTTCTTCATCGGGCCACCGACCCGAGTAGCGCGTATCCGAAGATCAGCCCGAACACGACGACCCAGAACGCCCACGGGCCAAGCCACGAGTCGTTCATGCTGCGGCCGCTGCGATGTCAGCGCGCCACGCAGCCAGCTCGCCGGCCACCTGGTCGGGGAAGTCCTTGCGCACCAGGTAGAGCGCGACGTCCAGCGTGGTCGACATGATCGACGGGAACGGCGCGACGGTGCCGCGCCGGTAGATGCGGTTGGTGTGGATCGCGTCGAGCAGGCCGCGGAAGTAGTCAAGGTCGTTGCCGAATTCGATCTCGTCGTCGGTGGGCCCGGGTTCGAGCCGGACGATCGGCAGGTCGCGCCGTTGGCGCCATTTCCGCAGGATTCGTTTGGGGCCGGTTAGAATCGGTGCACTCACAGGGATTGGTTCCTTTCCGTGGGTTTGGCCCGCGCTGGCTGTCTTCCGGCGCGGGCCGCTTCTATTTGGTGTGGCGCGGGAGGCCGGGCAGGCCGAGCGCCAACGAGTTCTGCTGTTGCAGCAGGTTCCGGACGTCTTCGAGCTGCGCCCGGATCACGCCGAGGTGATCAGACATCTCGTCGAGCAGGATCAGTTCAGCGTCGGGGCGCCGGCGGCGCTCCTCCCAGATCGCGTCAGCGGCCGGATAGGCGATGTGCGCGAGGGCGTCGAAGCCAGCGGCGGCGAGCGTCCGCAACGCGTTGATCACGACACCGCTCCACTCACGAGCGCGACCGCGCGTTCGACCGGCGACAGGGCGCCCAGGTGGCAGGCGCGGCACAGGCAGTCATTCGGGAACCGCGGTGTGTGGAACGGTTTGAGGCAGCGGTCGCAGATCCCGCCGAAGGTGACGGCCGCGCTCACCGACTACCGCCCTTGTCGTAGTCGCCGAGTAACCGCTGCAAGCCCTTGGGAGTCACACGTGGCTGCGGCGGATCAAGGACCAGGACGCCCGTCTTCGGGTGATAGTGAGACTGAGGCAGCACTGACATGTAGCCGGTTTCGATCGCCTTCTGCATGACGCGGTACCGGCCGTCGCCGAGGGCGCGTTTGATCCAGCCTCGGCGTTCCAGTTCGGCGAACAATCGGCCAGCGCCAATCTTGATGCCGGCACGGGTAAGTGACGTCGCGGCGTCGCGCACAGACAGGTCGCCTTCAGCGTCGAGGAGCTTCGTCGCCACCGCGGCTTGGGGTTCGAGTTCGGCCACGCGTTCGGTCAGCTCGGCGACGCGGCGCGCGCTGACTTCGAGCGCGCGGTGGATCAGTTCGTCGTCGGTGAGCGTGGGGACGGTGGAGTAGGAGCCGGTGTCGCGGATCGCCGGCCATACCTCATGGGTCAAGAATCGGCGGAACCTGCGGGCCTCGGGCTTGCGTGACTCGAGCACGAGGTCAGTCGCGCCGTCTTCGGAGACAAGGCCGATCGACTGAACTCGGGGTGAGATTTGCTGCCAGATACCCTGGTTTGAACCCGGAGTATCTGACCTGCGGATAACCATCTTGTCCCGCTGGTCCAGCTTCGCTATCGCAGCGGAGACGTCCCTGATGTCGATCGCGGCGCAGATGTCGGCGGCGACAGCCCACCGGCGCTCGTCGATGGTGACGGTCCGGATCTGGGCGGTCTCTTCGTAGGTGAACAGCTCGACGGCGCTCACCGTGTACCGCCCGGGGTGTGGCCGGGCCCGGTTTCATCGGCCGGGCCCGGCCCGTCTCCTACGCTTCCTGTGTCACCAACCAGCGAAGGAGAAGCATCATGGTCGTCCCCACCCCCGACGAAGCCCGAGACGGAATCCGGGCCCTCACGAACCATGTCCCGGAAACGATGCCAGCGACTCACGGCGTTCTGAATCTGTTCGCCGCCCTGCGCCCCGTCGCTGAGGATGACGGTGAAACATCCCTCGAAAAGCTCTCGCAGAACATCGAAACGCTCGCGGCAACTCTGACGGTCTGCGTCATCACTTTGGAGAACCGGCTCGAACAGCTGGCCGGGCGCCCCGGGCTCCCCGAGTCCACGTTGGACGCGATCATGGGCGAGTTCGGCGTGGGCGGCTAA